CATCTGCGATGAAGTCATCATCTATTTTCGCACGGGCATCGGTTGGCAGGTTATCGTACCAGCTTTGTAATCTATCGAAACTATTATCATCCCCATATCCATCAATAATCTGGCTGCCTCGTTCAGGTCTTTCTTTGTCACTCACTTCACTCCTCCTACTAGGTGGTTTATCGCGTCAGGCCCTTCTGCCAGATACAGTTCATTGATATCCATACCTGGTGGTAATTGTACTATTTGTCCATTTGTTAGTTCGCCCACGACACGCTTGGCAAACTCAGCTCCAGGATTGGAGCCATCTTCTTTCACATCATTATCACCGATGACATAGACAGTATCAAAGCCAGTAAATAATCGTGCAAAGTGTGGCTTCCACGCAGCTACCCCTGGCACACCTACTGCTGGAATATCACATAGTCCAGATAAGACAACTGCATCTAGTTCACCTTCACAGATGACGATGCTTGGCGCATCAACTGTCACATCAAAAACATTATAGAGATGAGCCTTCTGTCCCAGCGGGGATCCATACTTAGGCTTACCATCATCTAATCTTCTAAACTTGAAACCTACACACAAACCTAACACCGTGATGTAAGGTATGGATAGCCAACCCTCATACATCTCGTGTCCATTGTGAGGTTCTACAATAGTTCCCAGCGAGAATTGCTCGGCTACATCCCTAGATATCCCACGTCCTGCGAGGTAACGCTCTGCCTCGTCGCTTAGATTCTCCGCGTACCGCGTTGCCGCCTCCTGCAAGGATTTCATCTGCTCTTTCGACTGCATCTTTGAACCCTATCCCTTCCTTCTCCATAATAATATCTACTGCTGTGCCACCCTTACCGCAGGTGTGACAGAAATATAGATTCCCGTAGGTATCTATCACTGCTGACCTGCGACTATCGTCGTGGATGCAGCAGCGAACCGATACGTTACGCCCTTCTTTTACTTCTCCTCCATAGAACCTGACGATATCTGCTATGGAGATTGCAGTTGAATCGGTGGTGCCTTTTCGTTTCGTCTTACGAACCACCCTGGTCCAGTCTTGTGCTGGCATCCGCAGTCTCCTATACAGTTCTTATGAAAGTTCTCTGCAAAGACATACTTCTGATTAGAGTTGTATGTAGCAGCAATCTTACATTCGCTGCAAATCATTCTTCGCGCTCTTCTTCCTTCTGCTCTACCTCGGTTGGTTCCTCTGGTAGTTCTACATCTACTGGTTGTGGCTTATTGATTTCACTGCTGGTGATATCACCCTGTGGTACTGGCATTGTTTGTCCTTTCATTTACCCATTGGTCTAAGTCTTGGATTACCCAAGCCTTCTCAACGCCGTGATTACGACGCTTGACTATAACGAAAGCCAGAGGTGAAAGATTAAGCCCTCTAGCTTTCGCATAGTTTCTTGCTTCTACCTGCGCCTCGTCCCAGAAGGCAGGTAAATCTATCTTCTTACGGTTCTTACATTCTAAGATGTACGTCTCACCAGCGATGATGGTCACCAGATCGCCTTCATCTTTTGCGCCAGCTTTAGCAAGGCGCTCACAGAAGTGGCCTAGTTTGCGTAGGTATTTCATAATATCCGTCTCCCACTTGGACCCCTTAGCCTTGTTGTAACTAGACAATACCCTTCACCGCCATCTCAATACCCTCTTCCAAAGTAATCTTTGGTTGATAGAAGGATGTCAGTAAATCGTTATTAGAAACTCTGTGCATACATCCGACAGGTTTATCTGGTCTAGTAACTATCTCACCTTTGTATCCAACAGCATCCATACAGAGTTGTGCCAGCTCCACAAAAGATGTAGACCTACCAGTGCCAAGATTGATTGGGCCTAGTGGCGCACCTTCAATGGCTATCATTACAGCTTCAACAATATCTCTGATGTGAATGAAGTCTCTGGTCTGCGTGCCTGGACCCCAGACCTCAAACGGGTCTGCCTTATCTAAGGCTCTCTTGACATACATCGGGAATGGGTAGTTCAAGTCTTGGTCAGTTCCATATCCGCTGAATGGTCTGAAGATATGCACATTATCTACAAAAGATCCCAAGTATTCACCAACCAACTTAGCCATACCATAGGTCATATCAGGCATAGACATATGTTCCCAGCAACTCATCGTCTCTTTGAGTTTGACGTGACGCTCTGCTGTCTGCATTGAGATTGGATAGGCAGCACTGCTTGAGAAGTAGACTACCTTCTTAGGCTTAGTCTTGAGACACCATTGAAAGAATGCAGAGTCAATACTGAAGTTATCTGCAACCGCAAGTGGGCGACCCTCGATGGATTCACGCCCACCTACGACGGCTGCAAGATGTATAACTAAATCTACCTGTCTATCCCAAGACTTAAAGAAGCGGCGGCAGTCATCACCACCACCAAACTTATCTACTCCGATGATATTCCAATTTCCATCGTTGAGTTTCTTCCAAAAGTATTTACCTACAAACCCCTTGTCCCCAGTAATGATTACTTGTTTCATTTCATCACCGTCGATAGGAACTTGATGGCATCCTCTTTGAGATCGTGTGTGCAGTACTCCCTGAAGACTTCAGCATCGTGCTGGCCTACCTCTGATGAGTTGACCTCTTCATACTGTGCATCCACCTTAGACTTACCAGCCATATAGTGCATATGTTCTACGATGACGTCGGGATGATACTCAAGACAATCTGTTATCTGTCCAAAGAGTTTCCAAAAGTTATCCATATACAGATGGATTAGTCTTGGTGGTGCAAAGAAGCCTAAGCTCTTGCTGATATTGGTAGACATCATCACCATCGTCGGTAGATTTGCCCCTTGGAACAAGTCATTGGCGTAAGAAATACCGTAACCACGTTCCTTGATTCCTTGATACAACAGGCCATCCCAGTTCTCTGTTCTGACAATATGGTCATCGCCCATAAAACTAATAGTCTCGTACTTATCTTGATACTTCTTGACCAATAGGTTCAAGGTTCCATTCATACGCAGTCGTGGGTTGACTTCTCTGATAACACCCTCTATCTCTGGGTAGTTATCTGCATCATCCTCATCTAGCCCGATGAGTAAATCTGATATCTTGCTGTTCTGCTTTAGCGCATCAAAGGCCAACTGCGCTTTATCTGGTCTGCCTCTAGCTGGGATAATTACTAGGTTGGTATTCATTAGTACCTCACTAACGGGTTGTTACGTCTGACCATTCGGCCTATATCATCACAGTCTTCAATGCGACATACTGCATAGTCTACAAACAGCGATACATATTCTCCAGCATTGGCATACATTGGACCAAAGCGATTCTTGACTGGAGCAACGCGAAGCGTTCCCTCTGATGGGCTATAACCTAAAGTCAAGATCAGACTAGGCAGTTGCGAGACCTTCCCGTGAATGGCTCTGCGCTGTGGTGGAGTAGTGGTATCTCCATACTCACCCTGCTCAGATACGTGGTGCAATACCATCACACAGGCTTCAGTCTTACGGGCCATATCGTGTAGCTCCATCATAATCTGACGAAGGCCTGCCCATTCATTGTCGTGTTCGGCAACCACATTCATCAGGTTGTCTATCACTATCAGCTCTGGAGTAACTCCATAGAGTTCTACATAGGCTTTTACTTCTAGTTCAATATCATCTAACGATGGTGACGAATCAAAGCACCATTGGATATGTGACATATTGCCAAGGTACTGATCGTAATATCGTGGGTTGTTCTGTAGGTTAGTCTCGACGCTGACCTGTCCGTGACCTGACAGCGCCGAGGCAACCCTTATCATTACCGTTGCAGTATCTGTATCTGCAGAAAAGAACAGTGTTGGAACTTTAGCCCTGATGGCATAAATCAAAGCAAACATAGATTTACCAGCGTTAGGTGCAGCGGCAACCATACACACTTGACCGCGCCGAAACTTAATTTGCTTTTGGTTCAAATCTTTCCATACATCAGGTAGTGGTGTCGCCTTTGTGGTGACACTGCTCCAAGCTCGGGACAGCTTAAGCACTATTCTCCTCTCGCAGAATTATATTCTGCTTACGTCTAATAACCTTTCGATCTCTTTCAGTAAGGCCTCCCCAGATACCAAACTTCTCGTATCTGATTCCCCATTCTGCACATTCAGTTTGGTGGATACACCTACCACATATACTTCTAGCGTAAGTTGTATCGAAGAATAATCCCTGACCAGGTTCGGGGAACCAGGAATCTCCACTTCCCGTTTGTGCACATAGCGGAGCCTCGTATTGACGCGGCTCACGCATTTACTCACCTGACCCAGATTGTCTGGCACTTATCTGTAGCACCCTTTGGTGCTGAACACATATAGCCTTTCCAAGGTCCTTTAGCTCCTACGCCTTCACGGAAAGCCATCGGTCCGTGCTTACATACATTGCCAGATGAACTTTGTGCTTGGTCATTGATTTCTGGTGATGAACTTACTGGTGGTCTAAAACCTGATACGGCAGCAGCAGGTCTAGCGCCTGAGAAAGATTGACTAACACTGCCGATAAGCGGTGCAAAGTCTTGTGCTGCAGTAAGAAGTGCCTCTAACTCTTCCTTATTGGCTCT